GCTAAAAGGATGCCTTCTATAAGTTATTCTTTTGGTCTTTATAGAGATGGTGAAATGTGTGGTGTTATAACTTACGGGTCACCACCAAGTTCAACATTAAGAAGGGGTCTCGCTGGAGATAAGAATATTAAGAATATTCTCGAACTGAATCGATTGTGTTTAAGGGATAATCTAAAAAACGAAGCATCAATACTGGTAGGTAAATCATTAAAATTATTACCACCATCTATTGTTATCAGTTTCGCAGATACCGAACAAGGTCATTTAGGAATAGTTTATCAAGCTACGAATTTCTATTACTGTGGATTGTCCGCTAAAAGAACTGATTGGAAAATCAAAGGTCAAGAACATTTACATGGTCAAACAATAGCAGATCGTTATAGGGGTATCCCTAATAGAGCGGAAGCTATAAGAGCTGAATACGGTGATGATTTCTATCTAAAACCAAGACCAAGAAAACATAGATATGTTTATTTTGTTGGTAATAAAAAAGTGATCAAACAATTCAAGGAAGACTTGAAATATAAGATTCAACCATATCCAAAAAAAGTTGAAGACTTGTAACCGCGTGTACACTTTTGTTATACTATGTACATAGAGTTGATAATAAAGAGGTAAAAAAAATTATGAAACAAATAAATATAACTAAACAACACGAGAAGTTTATTGACGGAGCATCAACGGTGTATCCCGGCCAATCAGAATTCTCGACATCACAGATCAAGAAAATCTGTAACGAGACAGGATGTCCAAATCCGTCATGGTTAATGAAAGCTGATTATAGAGTAGGTCATGGGACTTATTCTTTAGAACTAGCTGGAGTGACCGTAGCGACTAATGTAGTTGATCTACCAGTATCCGCGACAAGTGTTGGTACACTCAATGTCCTATCGAATGAGACTACAGTTATCCCCGAGGTAATAAAAGAGTTTGTTCCTTTCGGACATTTCAGTGATCTTAAAAACATCCTAAATTCGGGATTATTTTTCCCAGTATTTATTACAGGGTTATCTGGAAATGGTAAAACAATGATGGTCGAACAGATCGCCGCGAAACTCAAAAGAGAGTGTTACAGGGTTAATGTTACCATCGAGACTGATGAAGATGACTTGATTGGTTCTAACACTCTGATTGATGGTAACATCATGTTCAGAGAAGGTCCTGTATTAAAAGCTATGAGAAAAGGAGCGATCCTTCTGATTGACGAAATCGATTTAGCTTCGAACAAGATTATGTGTTTACAATCTATCCTCGAGGGGAAAGGTTACTTGAACAAAAAAACTGGTGAATACATTTCACCCGAGAAAGGATTTACAGTAGTCGCGACAGCGAATACCAAAGGTAAAGGTTCTGACGATGGACGATTCATCGGAACTAATGTTCTCAATGAAGCTTTCCTAGAAAGATTCTCAATCACGATGGAACAGGAATACCCTTCTAACGCTATTGAAAGAAAGATTCTTCTCGGAGAATTCAAAAAACTAGAAGTTGAAGGACAAGAATCCTTCGCGACTAACCTAGTAACATGGGCTGATGTCATCAGAAAAAGTTTTTATGAAGGAGCGATTGACGAACTGATCTCAACAAGAAGACTAGTTCACATAGCTCAAGCGTTCAAGATGTTTAACAACAAAATGAAATCAATTGAAATGTGTGTTTCAAGATTCGACAGTGAGACGAAAGCCACTTTCCTTGATCTTTACACAAAAGTGGATGATGAACCAATGGTCGAATATGACAATGACGGTGAACTAGTTCCAGAGATTTCACAAGAAGATTTAGACCATGCTTACAAAGTGGGTATCAGAGAAGGAATACAAGAAGTAGAAGAACAACAATACGGTGAAGCTGTGGATTACGCAGACCCCGACAATAGCGAGGACTTATTTTAAGAGTTATACCTCTCCTCTTTCAGAAGTGTGAAAATACTATCATTTTTGAGAGAGGTTTTTTAGAAAGATAAATAGATATATATGACACAATTTAACAACAGAGTAGAAAAACAAAGATTAAAGATAGAAGCTGAGGAATGGGCTATAGGAGTGAAATCACTTCATGGACATTCACTCAATTCTTTATGGTACGCTGACGGAAGGTCAGATGGATCGGTATTAGACATCATGTACAATGACGGAAGTGTGGAAAGACAGATCACTTCAACAGGTGAAACAGTAATACTAGGTGAAAGACTAAAAGGTCAAGACTTAGTAAACTCTTATACAAGGGAACAACACTAATGTGGCCTCTCAATGAGTGGTCAACACCAGTAGATTCTACTGTACTTTACACTGGTGGATCAACTGTTGGGGGTACAGTCTTCGTGACTGTCTTCCTAACATTAACCACTATACTAATAATTTTATACATGAGGAATAAATAAAATGGATATTTTATATAATGTATTTTGGTTTCCTATGTTCTCAATAGAGTTCATAATCAATGTAGGACTGTGGGTAGTATTTGGCTATCTAGCTTACGAAGGATATCGTAAATACAATGAAACAAAAACAAAATAATAGGGAGCGAAAAAGCTCGGGCGATGGATAGTGGGAATTACCTCTCTCACTTCCAGCCAGATTTGTATATGATATTATATACAGAAAAACAATTAAATGAGTCATACGATGTTTACAGAAGAAATCAAATTAAACACAATGCTTCATTTATTACAAAAGAACATTTCATAACGATGTTCGAAGAATTGATGGAAGTAGTTTATGAACAAAATAGAATTTAAAGAAAAGTTTGGACCAGGCAAATGTTCCAAATGTGGAATCTACATAGAGGACGATATAAGAATGTTTGTAGCATGCAACCTATCGGGTAGACCATCACTAACAAAGGAACAACTAGTAATGGTTGATCCCGAGTTCTGTGAAAAATGTTACGACAAAGTTAAGGGGAATTAGCTCAGATGGGAGAGCGCGTCGTTTGCAACGATGAGGTCATCGGTTCGATCCCGATATTCTCCACCAAGCCGGTATAGCTCAGTTGGTAGAGCAGTTGATTTGTAATCATCAGGTCACGAGTTCGACTCTTGTTGCCGGCACCACTTGACACCCCCTGTACACTTTTGTTATACTGTACAAGATGAAAAAATATATTATGAAAATACAAAATTACAATAAAAAACCTTTATCAGAATATCTGATTGAGGAAAATAAATTACACGGTGGAGTACAGAAGCGATTCATGTTCGAAAATTGTCAAGGAGCCTCAGTTATAAAACATGATGGTTCTTATGGTAGTGAAAACGGATTATGGGAACTAGCTGTAACAGACGGTGCTGGTGACTTAGATTACTCGACTGAAATTACATCAGATGTACTTCCGAGACTAACATGGAAACAAGTTTCCGAAACACTAAGAAGGATACAATCTCTGTGAGAAAAGAACAACTCATAGAACTAATTGAGAACTTACATTCAGAAGATATGAATGGAGAGATAGAAGCTATAGTACATGATGTCAACGGTGGTATGTTTGTATCAGATAGTATTAGATTAGACATGGACGGTGGTAGACTAATTGTTTGTCAGAAGAATAGTCCATGTTATGAATCAAATAAAGAAAATTGGCAACAAGAACTAAATTTTAAAAGATGAACATATTTTATTTACATGAAGAACCTGAGACTTGCGCACAGATGCACAACGACAAACATTGTGTCAAAATGATTTTAGAATCAGCACAGATGTTATGTACAGCTCATAGAGCATTAGACGGAAATGATAAATGTGATAATATGTTCTTGTATAAACAAGCTCATCTTAATCACCCAAGTACAAAATGGGTAAGAGAGAATTGTTACAATTACAGATGGTTGTTTGATTTATTCGAAGCTTTGTGTGATGAATATACATACAGATACGAAAAAGGACATGCATCAGATTTAAAGTTAAGAGAAACATTAAGAAAACTTCCTATGAAGATTCCTATGATTAACACAGCTTTTAAAGAACCGCCTCAATGTATGCCAGACGAATATAAATGTCTGGATACAGTTGAAGCATATAGAAATTATTACATGGGTGAGAAATCTCACTTTTGTAGTTGGAAAAATAGACCAACACCAACATGGTACACAAAATGAAATTTGGAACACAACATTACAGACCGTTGATAGACGAGTTAACTATTAAAGAATCAAAGATCGATGGTCTTGGACTATTCGCTACAGCAGACATGAGAGCTGGTATCTTTCTTGGAGAGACACATATTTGGGAGAACAAAAGATGGGAATACATTAGAACTCCTCTTGGAGGTTTCATAAACCATTCAATGAATCCTA